AAAGACGGGCGCCAAGCTCGCATCCAGTCCCGCATTACGCATCCGATGCTCCCGACCGTTCGACACTGGGGAGAAGGTGACACGGTCCGCGAGGGGGATTGGGAGCGCAGCAAGTGCTTCTACCCGGTCGCGTGGAGGGACCTGTGATGCAGGACCTCTTCCAGACCGCCCAACTCGTCTTCGGCATCGCGCTCGCGGTCGCCCTCCTGTTTTTCGCGCACCGGTTTTTCGGTTGGCGCGGTGTCGCCGCCGGCCTGATCGCGCTGGCGACCCTCGGACTCTACCGCAAAGGCCGCGCAGACGGTCGGACAGCCACCATCGAGAAGGAACGAACCGATGCCGGACGTGCCGAACGGACCGCGGACACGGAGCGCGTACGCTCTGATCTGCGCAATGCCGATCCTGATGAGCTCATGCGCAACGACGGGTTCAAGCGGGACTGACCCCCTGCCGGGCGCGTCGGGCTTCTGCGATATCGCCCGGCCGATCACATGGTCGAGCCGCGACACGCCTGAGACGGTGCTGGAGGTGAAATCCCACAACGCCGTCGGCAAACGCCTGTGTCATTGGCAGGGTGTCGAGTGACTCTCCGCTTCACCCCGCCGGACGAAGTGCCGGCGCCGAAGGCCGCGCCGACGGATCGCCAGCGTGAGATCGCCAAGGCCGTCATCGCCCACGGCGGGGTGTCCGGCGCTGCTCGCGTGCTCAACATCAAGCGATCCCAGGTCCAGCGCGCGCTCGCCAGTCTGCGCCGCAAGGGCGCGATTGCCCGGTCCAGCACAATCCGCCGCTACCTGCTGACCGCGGCGCAGGACGACACTGACGTCCACAAGCCGTTCTGGCAGAACCTGCTGGCCTATGCCGCGCATCTCGGCGCCGAGGTCATGGTCGGCCCGTTCACCTACAACAAGTCAGTGTTCAGCGATCATGAGACCCGCGGCGGCTGCTTCCGCGCGGAGGTCCAGCCGTACCTGCGATACGATCAGGTCGACCTCGGACCCCTCGTATTCTGCGCCGAGATGAACACCCTGCCCACCGCGGTCCAACCGCTGTCGGGCCTCGAGGCGTACACCGGTCAGAAATGGGGCGTCTTCCCGCACGCGAAGGTCTCGCTGCTGTCGGTCCCCACGTCGGTCGATCGGCCGGCGAAGCAGGTGATGACGACGGGCTGCGTGACCCTGCCGAACTACATCGAGAAGAAGGCAGGCCTCAAAGCGCGCTTCCACCACATTCTCGGCGCCACCCTGGTTGAGATCGACGACGAGGACCGGGTCTGGTGCCGGCAGGTCAACGCCGCGTCGGACGGGTCGTTTCAGGATCTGGACGTCATCGTCGACGACGGCGTGGTCACCGAGGGCAACCGGGTCGAGGGCGTGTGCTGGGGGGACCTGCACGTCGAGAAGATGGACCCGATCGTGGCGGAGGCCGGATGGGGCGTCGACCTTGAGACCATGTCCGGCGAACCGGGCGACACGATGATCGACGCGCTCCGGCCGCGCTACCAGTTCTTCCATGACGCGCTCGACTTCACGGCGCGCAACCACCACAACATCAAGGACCACCACCACCGCTTCCGCATGATTCAGGCCGGCACCGATCTGGTCGAGAACGACGTGCGCCGGGTGGCGCGGTTCGCGCGGGCGACGCAGCGGGACTTCTGCCAGACGGTATTCGTCTTCTCCAACCATGACGACGCCCTGCCGCGGTGGCTGAAGCTCGCCGACTTCCGCGAGGACCCGGCCAACGCACCGTTCTTCCTGCGCTGTCAGCTCGCCCTGTACGAGGCGATGGAGCGCGACGACCGCGAGTTCAACGTCTTCTGGTGGGCGCTCCAGCAGATTGACGAACGCCGCATGACCGACCTGCTGTTCGTCGATGACGACGAGTCGTTCGTGATCTGCCAGGCATCGGGCGGGATCGAGTGCGGCATGCACGGCCACCTCGGCATCAACGGCGCGCGTGGCAGCGCGGTGCAGTTCACCAAGACGGCCATGCGGATCAACCGGGGCCACGAGCACAGCCCCTCGATCCATGCCGGCGTCTATACGGCCGGGATCAGCGGCAAGCTGGACCAGGGCTACAACCGCGGCCTTTCGGGCTGGTCGCAGACGCACATCATCACCTATCCGAACGGCAAGCGCACGCTGGTCACGATGGTCGACGGCATGTGGCGGGCCGGGGCAGGGGGCGTCGTCGAGATGCTGGAGGCGGCTTGAGCGAGAACGTGGTGCACCTGAAGCTGGTCGACGGCTGCGGCAACGGTGTGGTCGTGCCGGTGAACCGCGTGTTGGCGGGCGCTCGGGCGGCCGGCCTGACCGACGTCGTCGTGATTGGCTATGACGAAAATGGCGACATCTATGCGGGCGCCAGTCACGGCGCATCGGACACGAACTGGCTGATCGATCAAGGCAAGGCGTGGATTCTCGCGGGCTGCCCCGCAATGGACGACTAGCCCCGTGCGTTGAGCACAACCCCACCATCCAGCCCACTCCACACAGGAGGGGCGCATGCTGAAAACTCTTGCCGCGGCTTCGGCCGTTACGCTTATCACCGCCATGTCAGGCCCCTCCACCCACATGCAGGCGTTCCCGCTGCCCGCTGCTCCCGATCCACTGAGGATCGAGGGTGCGCCGCCGCAATACTGGGGCGAGCCCGGCCCGTTCATCATCGCCTTCGCCGACCCTGCGGTGGTCGACGCCTACTGCACCAGAGGCGCGCCGGGGCCGCGGGGCTATGTCGTGCTGGCGTGCACCCGCGACGACGTCCGGCAGGTCGCGATGCCGAACCCGTGCCTGTACCAGCACGAGTATTACGCCAAGCTGCTCTGCCATGAGCAGGCGCACCTGTCGCGGCCGGGCCTGAGCGGCTGGAGGCACTGACGGTGCGTTGAGGGCGGGGCGTGGGCGTCCGCATCTGCCGACATGGTTGACTTCACCGTCGAGATCGTGGCCGCCGACGCCGCACCGCTGCCCGACTATCGGGTGGCGATCGTGGCTGAGGATGCCGCGCCCCTGCCGGACTGCATCGTGGCCGAGGTGACGGGCGACGCGCTCCCTGACTTCCGAGTCGCCATCGTCGCTGCCGACGCGGCTCCGCTCCCCGATTTCCGGGTCTTCGGCATCACAGCGCCGTAGGCCGGTGCGTTGAGGGCATAGCCCGCGCCGCGCCTTCTCCGCGCATGGCCCGCAGGACTGAAACCATGGCTCCGCCGGAGCCGCTTGTGTTCGAGCCGGACGGCCTGATCCTCACCCAGTTCCTGATGACGCCCCGGGGCGCCGGCAAGCTGGACATCATTCAGGGGCCGATCGGTAGCGGCAAGACCCGTGCGGCGATCATGCGGATGGTGCGCCACGCGAGCGAGCAGCCGCTGACCCGCAGCGGAAAGCGCAAGTCCCGCTGGGCTGTGGTCCGCCAGACCTTCCCCGAACTGAAGACCACGACGATCAACGCCTTCCTCGAGTTGTTCCCCGAGGGCACCGAGGCGCAGGGCGGGTTCGGGTCGATGAGCTGGTCGCCGCCCTTCACCTACCATTTTCGGCACGGGGACGTCGAAGCTGACTTCATCTTCCTCGCGCTGGAGAAGGTCGACGACATCAAAAAGCTGCGCTCGCTCGAACTGACGGGCGTGTACTTCAACGAGATTCAGTACGTGTACGACATCGTCATCGTGACTGAGGCGCTGTCGCGGACGAACCGCTATCCGTCGAAGAAGGACGGCGGGTGCAAATGGTCGGGCGGCATCGCCGACATGAACGCGCCCGAGGGCCTGCACTGGGTCCCAATCATGTTCGGCAAGACGCCCATCCCTGACCACTTCTCGCCCGAGCAGCGCCTGCAGCACAAACGCCCGTCGAGCTGGAACCTGTACGTCCAGCCGCCGGCGCTGCTGGAGCTCGACGACACGCTGAAGGCCCACGGCCTGCAGGCGATCAACCCCGGCGAGGACGTCGAGTACTGCGTCAATCCCCAGGCCGAGAACCTGAAGTCGCTGCCGGACGACTACTACCCGGACAAGATCAACGCCGCGACGAAGCAGTGGATCGACGCCAACTGCCGGAACATCCCCGCTTCGAACATGCGCGGCCGGGCGGTGCACCCGCTGTTCCGGTCGGCGAGTGAGCGCAACAGCCACGTTGCCGACCAGCCGCTCAAGTACCAGCCCGCGCTCGATCTCTATGTCGGAATGGACCACGGCCTGACGCCGGCCGCTGTCATCGGACAGACCGTGCGCGGCCGGGTGTTTGTGCTGGCGGAAATCTTCGCTGAGGACGTGGGCGCTGTGACGTTCGCGCCGATGGTCAAGCAGGAGATCCTGCGCCGGTTCCCTGAAATCGACATCGCCAAGGTCAAGTTCTTCGGCGACCCTGGCGGCAACATCCGCGGGCAGTCGGACGAGAAGACCGCGTTCGACATCTTCCGGCAGAACGGCATGCCGGTTCAGCCGGCACCCGGCGCCAACCGCTTCTCCGGCAAGGGCGGGCGCAAGGAGGTCGTCGACCACCTGCTGACGCAGCAGGTCGACGGCTATCAGGCCCTGCTGGTCAGCCCGGACTGCCGGATGCTGACCGGCGGGCTCGGTGGCGGCTACCAGTTCAAGGTCACCAACGCCTCGTTCGGCGAGTTCGTGTCCGGCGACATCCTCAAGAACAGCTACAGCCACACCGCGGAAGCGTTCGGCTACATGCTCTTGGGCATGGGGATGGGCGGCAACTTGCTGTTCGGCAACCAGCGCAGCCTCGCCCCAGTCCAGACCAAGGTGCAAGCGCGGGTGTTCGACCGCGGGACGCGCGCTCCGCTGTTCCGGGCGCGCCGATGACCGAGGCCGACAACCCCCTGTCCGGCATGCCGCCCAACTGGTTCGTCGCCTTCTACAACGACGGGCAGAGGTATTGGTGGTCGCGCCTATGCCGCGATGGATTCCGCCACGTCGCCGCGTTCGGCTACTGCGCCGATCAGGCCGCGTGGCTGCTGTACGACGTCACCACGCGCCGAACGCTGATCCGGGTCATGTCGCCGAGCCAAATGGACGCATGGGTCGAGGCCTTGCCGGACAACCGCCGCATCCTCGAGTTCGAGCCGACCGAGGAGCCGGGCGATCCGGCGTTCCGGATCGGGTTCTGGTGCACGCCGGCCGTCGCTCATCTCGTCGGCGCTCGGTCCCGTGCGTTGAGACCAGAGGCCTTCTACCGCGATCTGCTTGCTCAAGGTGCGCGACCCGCGTTCGAGAGCAGGCAGGCATGAGGACTCCGAAGGTCACGATTCCGGAAGAAGATCCGGCCACGAAAGCCGCGCGCGAGCGTGAGCAGCGTCGGGCTGAGAACACGCGAACGGAAGAGACCCAAGCCTGGCTGCTGGGCGCGACCGGCCGGCGCAATCGTCGCTTCGGTTCAATCGCTGGCGGCGGGTCGGTGCCGATCATGGGCGGGCCGTCATCTCCCGCGGGCGGAAGCGCCAGCGGCGGCGCAGGCTCTGTCTTCAGTGGCGGCATGACTGGCGGCTCGCGCTTCGGCGGCGACCAAAGCCTCGCGGTCCTGTACTGATGGCCGCTGCTGACCACCGTCCGCTTCTGCGCCGCATCGAGGCCGCCCGTCAGGACCGCGACCGCCACCAGACGTGGATCAACGAGTGCTTGCGCCTGGCGCTTCCGACCTATCGGCGCATCGGCGAGACGAACACGAGCGAGACGCGCAACGCCGAGCAGGACGACCAGTTCGACAACGAGCTTGAGATCGTCGCGGAGGACTTCGCGTCGGACATGATCTCGACGTTCACCCCGCGCCATGAGCGGTGGGTGTCGTTCGAGCCGGCGGGCGACCTGTCGGAGGGCCAGCGCCGCGAGATCGGGCCACAGCTTCGCCAGTTCGAAGACGCGATCTTCGCCGAGATCGAGCGGTCCAACTACTATGACGCCGCGCAGGAGTGCTTCGCGTTCTGGGGGGTGTCGGCCATGATGGTCGCCATCTCGGACATGGGGCCGCTGAACCCGCTGCACTTCCAGCCGGTTGAGATCCCGGACTCGCTCATGGAGCGCGGCCCCGACGGCTCGGTCACCGGCAAATGGCGCGACCTGTCGCTGACGCCGCTGGACATGCACTTCCTGTGGGGCGCGCGATACGGCACGCAGTTCCCTGCGCCTGAGCAGGGGCAGTCGAACAAGGCTTGCAAGGTCGTCGAGGGCTGCGACCGCGACTGGACCACGCCCGGCGTGGAGCGGTGGAACTACCGCATCATCGTGAACAACAAGGTCCGGGTGACCGAGACCTACGAGGGCGCCGGCTCGTGCATCATGGTCGCCTGCCGGTTCCGCCAGCAGGCCGACTCCGCATGGGGGCCGGGTCCATTCAAGAAGGCGACGCCCCGCGCGCGGGTGCTGGACGAGCTCGGCTACCTGAACCTCAAGGGTCTCGGCCGCACGATCGACCCGGCGTTCAGCTACGAGGAAGACGGCCTCGCCAACTTCGACGGCGGCATGGAGCCCGGCAAGGGGTTCGCGCGCGCTGCCGGGTCCAAGGCGCCAGAGGCCTTTCTGCCGGACGTGCGGTTCGACGCGTCGTTCTTCGCGGCCGACGAGATGCGCAAGGGCATCAAGCGCGCCTGCTACCAGGACCGCCCTGAGCAGCCCGGAGATACCCCGCCGACGCTCGGTCAGTGGATGGACGAGAAGGCGTGGAACACGCGCCGCAAGGAACTGCCGCGCGACCGCTGCGTCCGCGAGTGGGTTCTGCCGATCATCGAGCGCGTGGCGTGGATACTCGCCAAGCGCGGCGTTCTGCCCGAGATCAAGCTGAAGGGCGGTCGTCTGATCGACGTCAAGCCGGTCAGCCCGCTGTCCAAGGCCAAGGATCTCGAGGACATGAACCTGACGGGTCAGGTGCTGTCGTTCGGCGCCAGCATCGGCGCGGCCCTGCAGGTCGGCGTTCCGATCGACGCCAAGGGTACGATGGAGAACCTGATCGCGACGGCCAAGGAGCGGCATATCGTGATGAAGTCCGACGAGCAGATCATGGCCGATCAAGCGGCTGAGTTGGCGAAGCAGGCCGGCATTGATCCGGCCGCGATGGGTGGCCAGTGAGCGGAGCCCGGACATTCGCCAGCCTTCGGGCTCAGCCCGACGCCCCCGCGCCAGAGCGCGCGGAAGGCATCGAGGCGGCCATGCAGGCCATAGCGAACACCCCTGACGGCCGGCATCTTGAAGCCTGGCTGAAGTGGGAGATGCGTCGCCCAACGCACTCCGGCGCGAGCGACGATCAACTGCGTGAAGCCGAGGGCGCGCGCCGCGCATACGAGCGGCTGCTGGACATGATGGAGGCTAACTCTCCCGTGCGTTGAAGCTCAACGCCCTCGCCGCGCATCGTCGCGGAATGACGGATACAACCGCTCCTGTTGAGACGACCGAAGCCCCCGCCGCGATGAGCGTGCCGGCGGTTCCCGCTGTCGATGCCAGCCTGATCGCCACGCCCGAAGCGTCGGCCCCCGCCGTGCCCACGCGCCCGGATGGACTGCCCGACGCCTACTGGGACGACGCCACCGGTATCAAGCCGGGGGCCTACGCCCGCCTCGCCGAGCTTGAAGCCGCCGCGGCTGACCGCGCTGTGCCCGAGTCCGCCGACGCCTACGAACTCTCGCTGCCCGAACCGGTCGTCGGTCTGGACGGCAAACCCATCGCGTTCGACGCCGAAGACCCGCTGGTCAAGGCGCTGCTTCCCGCCTTCCACGAGGCGGGTGTTCCGCAGGCTGGGCTGTCCAAGATCCTGCAGGCCTATGCCGCGACCGAGGTCGCCGCCGCTCGTGCCGAGCAAGAGGCAGCCACCGCCTACGTCGCCGCCGAACAGGTCAAGCTGGGCGCCGGTCACAAGGAGCGGACCGCCGCCCTGCACGGTCAGGTCGTCGCCGCCATCGGTGCTGAACCGGCTGAGGCCATCCGCGCCCAGATGCGCAGCGCCGACGCGGTGCTCGCGCTCGAAACCCTCGTCTCGAAACTCCAGGGACCGGCCATGTCGGCCGCTCCCGCCCAGACCCCGGCCACGCCGGACATCGCGCAACGTCTTTACGGCTAACAGGGGCTACCAAACACATGGCTGTCATCGGCAATACCTTCCTCAACCTGCTGGACACGCACCGCGCGACGCCGGAAGGCGCCGTGCTCGAGGTGATGGCGCAGACCTCCCCGATCATGCAGGACGCCTTCATCGGCGAATGCAACCGCGGCACCTATCACGAGCACTCGATCCGCACCGGCCTGCCGTCGGTCTCGTGGGGCGCCCTCTATCAGGGCACGCCGCAGTCGAAGGGCCACACCCAGATCGTCAAGGACACGACCGGCTTCGTCGAGGGCATGTCCTCGATCGACACCCGCCTGCTGGCCCTTGAGCCCGAGAAGACCGCCCAGCTCCGCCTGAACGAGGCCTCCGGCTATCTGGAAGCCATGTCGCAGGAATGGAACACCGGCGTCTTCTACCACGACACTGCCTCCTCGCCAGAGAAGATCAAGGGCCTGTCGGCGCGCTACAACGCGCTGGCCAACCCGAACGTCGTCAACGCGCTGGGCGCCGGCTCCGACAACACCTCGATCTGGTTCGTCACCTGGGGCGAGCCCTTCACTTCGCTGATCCACCCGAAGGGCATGATCGGCGGCGTCCAGCGCGAGGACATGGGTCGTCAGCGCATTCTCGACGGCGACGGCAACCCGTACTACGTCGAAGAAGAGAAGTTCACCCTGCACACCGGCGTCGCCGTCGGCGACTGGCGCTACAACGCCCGCGTCGCCAACATCGACGTGTCGCTGATGCAGGCCGGCTCGGTCGACCTCTACAAGTACCTGCGCAACGCCTACTACAAGCTGCAGGGCCGCCGCATCGCCCGCCCCGGCAACGACATCGCCGATGGCAAGCCGGCGCCGCGCACCGTCATGTACTGCAACCGCGATGTGCTGGAGGCGCTGGACGCCCTCGCCACGAACAAGGGCGCCTCGGACAACTTCGTGCGCCTGACGCGTATGGAGATCGCTGGCGAAGAGGTGCTGGCCTACCGCGGCATCCCGATCCGCGAGACCGACGCCCTGCTCAACACCGAAACGCTGGTCGCCTAAGGAACGGATGCCATGATCTTCGACGCACAAACCCGCTTCTCGAACGCCCAGGCCGTTACGGCCTCGGCGGCTTCGACCAACGTCATCGACCTGAAGGCCGCCGGCATTCCCTACGGGAACGACGTGGCCCTCAGCCGCGACCTGGGGATCTTCGACATCCCCCTTCGCATTCAGGTCGTGACCGCGTTCGCCACGCTGACCAGCCTGAAGGTCGCCGTTCAGACGGATGACAACTCGTCCTTCTCGTCGGCGACGACCGTGCTGGAAACTGAAGCCATCGCCGCCGCGGCGCTGGTGGCTGGCTACCAATTCAACATCGACAAGTTCCCGCTGAAGACCTCCGAACGCTACGTCCGCCTGTACTTTACGGTGGCCGGTTCGGACGCTACCGCGGGCGCCGTCACCGCCGGCGTCGTGGCTGCGAACGAGCAGACCATGGCGGTGCTGTAATGCCGGCTGGGTACATGGCGATGGAACGCATTGTCCTTCCGACCGGTCTGGTCGAGAAGGGCGAGAAGTTCGGGTCGGACGCGGTTCCAGGCAAGTTCTGGAAGCCGATCGACAAGGAAGCCAAGGCCGCCGTCAAGGCTCGCGACGAGGCCGCCAAGGCCGGCGTCGTGGTCTCGGCCGATCCGCGTGTGGCTGAGCTGGAGGCCGCGCTTGCCGCAGCCAACAGCGAGGCCGAACGTCTGCAGGCTGAAGTCGAGGCGCTGACCGCTCCGGTCGAAGTCGACGCCGACGCCGCCAAGTAACACTCTCTCCGGGTGGGGCTGAACTGAACCCTCGTCGTTCGCGGCGGGGGTTCTTTTTTTGCCGTAACCGCGCCGTAACCGTGGGGAGGGAGGGTGCCGGTGTTCTGGTCTGGACACGGGTGCAAATCCCGTCGCCTCCACCATGAACGCATCGGCTGGCGGGCTGAAATCCGCCGCAGGGTTGTGCCGCGAAGGCCCTGTAACTGAACAGCCGGTGCGTTCTTGATGGGGGCGAATAGTTTCGACAGGCCGTGAGCGCCGTAACCAGCCGGCACGCAATAACTCTGAACGACAACTACGACCTGTCCGACGCCCGCATCGCGGCCTGACGACGAAGCCCGGCGGGGGCTTGGCAACAGAACCCCGCCACCTACGCTGGTGCTTATTGAAGCCTGTGGCGAACGTGGTGTGCACCCATCGTCGTCGTCGGTCGGGAGGTCGCTCCTCGCCACACCGGCTCCACCTCACCGCCCCGTGCGTTGAGCCACCACCCCCTGCGCGCAACCTGCGCCTATGCCTGCCTTCTCCGCCCCCATCGAGGTCGTTCAGGCCGCCCTTCACCGCATTGGCGAGGAGGAGATCACGTCGCTGGACGATGACTCGTCCGGCGCCCGTGTCGCGTCGTCGAACTACGAGGGCATCGTCCGCAGCTTCTTCGCGCGCCATGCGTGGACCTTCGCCAAGCAGACCCTGCCGCTGACCTACTCCGGCGAGGTCGAGCTTGGCCAATTCACCCACGCGTTCGTCTGGCCGGGCGAGATCACCAACATCCGCGCTGTCGTGTACGCGCCATCGGTCAGCAGCCCCGGTCTGGGCGGTCGCCGCCTGCGCGCCGGCGAGTACGCGATTGAAGGCGACCGGCTACTGACGATGCGCGACGACCCCCTGCAGGTGGTCGCCACCATTCGCGCAACCGAGGCGATGTGGCCGGGCGACTTCTCCGAGGCCGTGGTCGTGCGCATGCAGGCGCTGTTCCTCGAGGCGCTGTGCGACAAGCCGCAGGACGCGCGGCTCAAGACCCGCGACGCCGACATGCTGATGCGCGACGCGATCATCCGCGACAAGCGGCAGGAGCCGGGCGTGAGCATCGAGTACGTCCCGCTGGCCGAGGCATGGCGCGGCTCGCGTCCGTCCAGGCTGGCGCTCCGTGGCTAGGCGCTTCCCTTTCATCACCAGTTTCGCGGCGGGAGAGATCGCCGAAGAATACCTGATGCGGACCGACCTGCAGGTTCGCAACGAGGCTTGCCGCCAGTTCCGCAATGCGCAGACGCTGGCCGGCGGCGGGTTCCGTCGTCGCTATGGCACCGAGCACGTCGCCGCCCTGAGCGCCCTGTCGCGGCTTGAGACCTACGGTGTCGGCTCGGACGACGCGCGCCTGCTGGTGTTCGCCGAGGGCGTGTTTCAGGTGCGCGAACTGGACGGCACGATCGTCCAGACGATCAGCTCGAGCGTGCCGTGGGTGGCGGCCGACCTGTTCACGATGCAGGTGGCCATTGAGGACGGCAAGATCGTCGTCGCCTCTCGCAGCTTTGCGCCGCAACTGCTGACGCTGACCGGATCGACGTGGGCGATCGCCGCGCTGGGGTTCTCCGACGGCCTGAACGGGTCCAAGCTGCAGCCGTACTGGCGCTTCGCAGCGCGTGGCGTGAGCCTGTCGCCGAGCGCCTATTCCGGGTCTGGCGTGACGCTGGAGACCAGCGCAGCGTTCTTCACCGCGGACCATGTCGGCACGCGCCTGCGCTACACCGGAATCGAGATCACCGTGACTGGCGTCACGGACGCGGACACCGCGACCGGGACTGTCGTCGGCAGCCTGTACCGCACCTACACTGTGACCGTCGCATCATCGACCGGGTTCCTTGTGGGGCAAGAGGTGCAGGGCGAGGACTCGCAGGTCACCGGCGTTGTCGCCAGCGTGCCGAGCGGGTCGACGCTGACCGTTCAACTGCTGGACGGATACACCGCATTCGATGCGACCGAGGATCTGGTTGGCCCGACAGCCAAGAGCACGATCAGCGCCGTGACGCCGGCCACCCCGCCTGCCGCGACGACCGAATGGGATGAGGCGCTGATCGGCGTTGAGCGCGGGTATCCCGGCGCGTGCGCCCTGCACCGCAACCGCCTCATGCTGGGCGACTTCCCGTCGGCGCAGAACGTCATGGCCGCGAGCTCCACTGGCGACATTACGGACTTCAACACCGGCACAGGTCTGGAGACGGACGCGATCATCGAGCGTGTCGGGCGCGAGACGTCCCTGGGCCTGAAGCACTTCGGCTCGACCGAGCAGCTTCTGCTGTTCACCGAGGGCGGCGTCTATTACGTCCCCGAGCAGGTGGCCGCGCCCCTGTCGCCGACCAACTTCGAGCTGCTGAAGATCGGGCCGGAGGCTGCAGGCGACCCGGTCCCGCTGGACGTGAGCGAGGGCAAGATCTTCATCGAGCGCGACAGCGGCCGGGCGATGATCTGCCTGCCGACCGGCAACGTCCGTCGCTCGTGGGACATCGCCGACCTGTCGGAGCTCGCCTATCACCTGATGGGCACGCCAGTCGAAATGGAACTGATGGCGGCCGGGACCGAGAGCGACCGTCTGGTGCCTGTGCTGCGCGCCGACGGGGCGATGGCCGTGCTGACCTATCGCCGGAACGCGCAGTTTTCGGCGTGGGGGCCGTGGTCGACGACCGGCGCCTGGCGCTCGATCGTCTATGCGGCGGGGTCACTGTACGCGGTGGCCGAGCGCACGATCGCGGGCTCGACGACGTTCCGGCTGGAGAAGTTCAGCGGCACGGCGTGGGCGGATGGCATGATCTCGCTGGCCACCATCACGACGCCTGTGACGCAGTACGCGGGCCACACGGTCGGCGTCTGGGACGGCGACGACAAGATCGGCGAGTTCGCGGTGAACGGCTCCGGCGTGCTGCAGGGTGTCGATGATAGCTTCGGCGCCGTGCAGGTGGGGCTGGACTTCACCGTGACGGTCGAGGGCGTGCCGCCTGTCGATCAGCAGATGGGCTTGCGTCCGAACTACAAGATCACGCGCGTCGATGTGGATGCGGTCAACTCGACCGGGTTCACCGGAAACGGGCGCAACCCGTCCGGCTGGGTCGGTGGCGTGGGCGGTCCGACGGGTGCGCAGACCGGCGTGCGTCGCTTCCGTCCGCTGGGCCGGGGCAAATACCCGACGTTCACGATTCAACAGACCGTCGGCGGCCCGCTGCAGATCCGGTCTGTCACAATGGAAGTCACAAGCTGATGGGCCAGTCGACCCCTCTCTTCTCCGCGATCATGCAGGTTGGTCAGGGCCGCGCTCAGGCCAAGCAACTCGGCATGGAAAGCCTGATGCTCCAGCGTCAGGCGAAGGACGTCGACCTGCAAGCCCTTCAGGCGTCCGGCCGTCGTCGCGAGGAACTGCGCGCCGGCATCGCTGCGTGGACCGCCAACCGTTCGGCCAAGGGCCTGTCGCTGGATAGCCCGTCGGGCATCGCGATCGAACGCGAGCTGCGTCGCCAGTCCGTGCGTGACGAGGGCGCTGAGAATCTTGGCTTCCGCAATCAGGCCTACTCGCTGCGGACGTCGGCGACGATGCGTCGGCGCGCGGCCTCGAACGCGAACCTGTCCGGCTGGGTGCAGGCTGGCGGGACGCTGATTGACGGTGTGGCGAATGCGATGTCGGCTGGCGCTGGCGGAGGCCGATAGATGGCGACCGGTCAAAGCGCGCAGCCCGGCAGGGGCATGGTCCTGACCAACATCACCCCCGGCGCGGACTTCCGCACGGGCGAGGGTGAACTGTTCCAGCAAGGCGAGCGCCTGCTGGCCAAATACGAAGAGGCGAACAAGACGAACCTGATCCGCCGCGCGCAACAGCGTGGCGCGGTCGAGGGTGCGGCTGTTGCCGACGGTGCGCCCATGCCCGAGCGCGGCTTCCTGTTTACGGGCGATGTGGCTGAGGCGCGCACCGCGGCCTTGCAGGCTAAGTACACCGCGAACACCCGGACAGACATAGACGCCCAAGAGGCCGCGGCCCGGCAAGAGTTTCGGTATCAGCCGGAAGAGTATGAGGCCGCGATGTCGCGGGTCCGGTCCGGCTTCATCCAGGGTGCGCCGCCCGAGTATGCCGTCGATGTCGAGACCTACATCACGGAGCGGATGCAGCGCGGGCTGGAGGCGGTGTCGGGCGCGCGCATGATGCGTGACGAGCAGGAGGTCGTGCAGGCGCTTGCGGTTCGCGCCGGCAAGCTCAGCGAGACGCTTGCGGCTCTGGGCGCGAGGCCCGGCGGCAGGGACTCGGTGGAGTTCAGGGAGGCGCAGGCCGAGTACATCGCCCTGCAGGATCAGCGTGAGGGCAACCCCGCAATTCTGTATTCGACTGAGCAGCGCATCGCAGACGACGAGCGTGTCGGCGACAACATCATGATGTCGCAAATCGTCGCCGAGGCGGTCAAGACGTACAGCGACGCTGGGCGAGGTCCGGCGGGCG